TAGCCGTTCTCGGATAAACAGATCGGATAGCCGTTCTCGGATAAACAGATCGGATAAACAGGCAGGATAAACAGATCGGATAGCAGTTCCCGGATAAACATATCGGATAAACAGGCAGGATAAAAGCAAAAAGGTGAAAATCTCCCGAAACCAACTTATAACCAATTTACAAAAAGTTAATCGCAAAAAACAACACACCCCAAAAAACACAAAAAGGTAACCCCTAAAAATTTTAAAAAACTTCCGATAAAAAAGTAAAAAATCTCCGACCACGAATCTCCGACCACGAATCTCCGACCACGAATCCGCCAACGTAAAAAACTTCCACACAGGCGCTTCCAATGCTACGCTAATACAGACTACAAAATTAATTACGCAACTACCCACCAAACTAAAGGAGACACTGCATGGCTGTAGTACCGATAAACAGAACACCGTCCCCACTGGACGGACACGCAAAGTTGGTAGAAGTAGAGGCTAAAGATAAAGTAAAGATAAACCCCGGAATGCTAGAGCTGTTAAGGGACACGATCACACTCGCCGAAAAAGGCTTAGTAGATTCCATCGTAATAAACGGTGTCTTGATAAACGGCGACGCCTACCGTGGTTGGAACTTGTGTAAAGAAACCAGCGACCCCTATAAACTTATGGGGGTAGTTCAAGCAACTACTATGGAATTTGCCATAGCAACAGCTTTAATCAGTCAAAATTATGAGGACGACACGGATGGTTACTAGAGCTATAGCTGTGGTAGTTATGGTGTTTGAGATGTTAAGGTTTGCTTTAATGTTTTTTATTCCACATTTTTTGACCGAGGATGTTGGGTATTACATCCGCCCAGACGGTAAGCTTGAGTTGATAGCTCCAATCGATCACTTACCAGAAGACATAGATTACGATGGTGTGGTGTCTTGTAAGTCCCTAGTGTGGCTGTTTTGGGGGCACGCTTTTAGTTTTAGTAATTTCAGGGAGTAGTTGGTATGGCACAACCCGCAGATTTTTTAGAGCGTTTTAAGAAGGACCCTAAATCGCTAACCGGTCCGGCTTTACTCCCACCACCCAGAAAACCAAACGGGGCGCGGGACGCCGGACTTATCGGTAAAGGCTTCGGAGGAGGGGTTGGCTTACAGCCTAGGTACGCGACGCCAGACGCTTTGTCTTTTGCAGTCGAGGCGTATTTCATGGCGATAGAGTTAGAAGACGAGCCCCCAACGGTGGCGGGGCTAGCGTTAGCTCTGGGGTTTTCAAGCACCACTAGGCTGAAGGCTTACGCGGAGCGCAACGAGGACTACGAGTATTACATTGAGCGAGCGATCACCCGGATGGAGGCTTGGAAGAATAAGCTACTACTGAAAGGTGGCCCGACGACGCAGGGAGCAATTTTTGATTTAAAAAACCAGCACAAGTGGGCGGATAAAGTGGAACAGCAAATTAGTGTAGATACGACGGGATCGCTTTCGGCGTTGGTGCAAGCGTTACAGGGGCAAGTATTGAGGCCGGTACTGAATACGCCGAGGGAGGAGACGGTAGTTAACGCCGTAGACTACGACGCGCTGACGCAGGGAGAGTTGTTTGAAACAGAGGAAGACCTACCGCAACCACAAGAAGAGGAGACTGTTGAACAGGTTGATGAGGACTACGCAGACGAGCCCCAATGGAAGCAAGACGACATCTTCAGCGACGAATACGAGCTCGAAGCCCATGAAGCGGATTTCATCGAGATTTCAGCAGCGCCTACCCCCAAAACCGAACTGGATGATTTGATATGAAACGAGCGATACGGTGGACAGGGGAAAATTTGCAAAAGCTCAAAGTATTCGTTGGGCCAGAGTTGATAGAGACTTACGAGAACTATAAGGGCGGCGTAACGTTGAAGTTGAAAGCCCGAATGATCTACATACCGAGAGAGCAGTGGTTATCTGAGCACGCGAACGGGACATTAGTGAGATCGGTAGAAGAGCCCGTCACCGCAGACCCGCTAGGACGATAGCATGACGGCGCAACGAGGACGACCAAAGCACAACGAGCCCGCGCCTCAACCAGAGCAGACTCCGATTGAGAAGTTTGACCAAACGAAATTTGATTTCACGGAAGAAGAACTTATAGCCGGGTTAAACGACCCACTGTGGCGGTTGAATAACCTCTACAAAATCGTGGATAAGAGTAAAAGGGTTGTAACGTTCCGGATGAATGCCGCGCAGAGGAAGCTATTCAATAACCTACACACACGGAACCTGATACTAAAAGCGCGGAAGATGGGGTTCTCCACGGCGATACAGATTTGTATGCTGGATACTTGTTTATTTTCTCCAAATGAGCGTGGGGTTGTAATCGCTCAGGACCGAGAAACAGCGGAAGCTATTTTCCGGGACGTGTTCCGGTTTGCGTATGACCACTTGCCGGGACCTTTGAAAGCAGCCTTCCCAACGGACGGCATACCCTCAAAGACAAGCATTACTTTTATAAACCCCAACGGAAATTCTGTAGTGGAGGTGCGAACCTCAGCCCGAGGCGGGACGCCGTCGTACTTACACATTTCGGAATTCGGAAAAATAGCGGCGAAGGACCCGGGCAAAGCGCGCGAGATCATCACCGGCTCGGTGACAGCGGTAGCAGAGAACGGGATGGTTTTCATTGAGTCTACCGCCGAGGGGCAGGAAGGAGAGTTCTACAAGCTGGTAAAAGCTGGTATGGAGGTAGCTGAATCCGGACGGCCGCTGTGGGCCTTGGATATTAAATTTTTCTTCTTCGGTTGGTGGGAGGACCCCTCCTACCGGTCACCCGCCAATTCGGTAGTGATCCCAGAAATAGACGAGGAGCGATTCCAGGAGTTAGAAGAGGCTATCGGTAGGAAGTTAGACCCTGAACAGAAAGCCTGGTACGTAAAATTTAGGGATGTTACCTACTCCGGCGACCAGGAAATGATGTGGCAGGAAATGCCAGGGACACCGGATGAAGCGTTCAAAGTGTCAATGGAAGGCGCTATTTTCAAGGAGCAGTTTAAGGTAATCCGAAAAGAACAACGGATTGGTTTCGTACCGCACGACCCGCAATTTCCGGTAAGCACTTTCTGGGATATTGGCGCAAGTGACGAAACAGCGATCTGGTTTGTTCAAGCGAAGCGCACACACTTTGCTGTGATAAATTTTATAGAAGAATCCGGGGAGCCTTTTGCCTACTTCGTAGAGGAGATGGAGCAGCTCGGGTACATCTGGGAGTACCACTTCCTCCCCCACGACTCGAAGCACAGAAGGCAGGGCGCAGAGCGCAATCAAACACCAGCGGAAATGCTCCAGGAAATAGCCCCGCGGTACCAAATCTGGCAAGTACCACGCACCCCGGATAAGCAGATAGCGATTCTACAAGGCCGAAACATCTTGTCGCAGTGTGTATTTGATGAAAAGCATTGCTCTCAAGGGCTTAAACACTTACAGATGTACCGGAAAGTGTGGAACCCGATGACCGGCACTTGGCGAGCGTTACCCCGGCACGGCCCAGAATCAAACGGCTCGGATGCGTTCTTACAACTAGGGCAAGCAAAAGCGCTAGGTTTTTATTCCACTGCCGGAGGCGGCGGAGCTGCGTCGGGTTTTGGCGATCCTTATGGTGCTGGGCAGTACGAAGAGCCGGACTTAGGATATTGACACCCACTTGCGAAAAGATTATAAGAGTCCAACCTAACGAGGAGAGTTGTCATGGCTACAATACCACACCCACCGTTGAACTCGGTAACGAGTATAGAGATCGACTATGAGACTCTGTTCTTACGCGCCGGTGGGCAGATGGACGAGCCTTATCCGAAATACATTTTTGGCAACGGCAGGAAAGTTTACATGAGCAACTTACAAACTATCGCATTATTGGATAAGCCAACAACACTTGTCGGCGGGAAAGTAGTGCATTTACCAGACCCAGACTTAATTTAAAACGATGAAGAAATCTCTACAGAGTTACGAAGATAAAGACCCCATAACTGCTAGTATGCCGTCGGACTGGAATTCAG